TTGCAGCCTTGGTGTGTGTCTCTTGCTTTTTGATCTCAGCCTGCTCTTGCAGTTTCTTAATCTCATCTTTCTCTTCTTGAGTAATAGTATGACGTTTACGATTCTCAGGTTTCCATATTGCGGTTGGTTGGTCCTGACTGATTCGATAATCACCCAGCCTACCAAACGGTACGCTTTGATCCAGCCACACTTGATACCAGCCACAAAGTTTTCTCTTACCACCATCACTCATGTAAGCACGGCCAATAGAACCATCGGTGACCAATCCCTTTTTAGGATCAGGTTCTAAACCGTGGTCGGTAAGAAATTTATTAAACTCTGTTTGGTAATCAGCGTAGAATGGTCGATCAAAATTCTTGGTTGGTCTTGATACTTTTAATCCCATGTATGCCCTCTAAAAACTGACTAAATTTAATTGTTGATAATATTACACAATTGTATATAATTGTGCAAATCATAATTAATATTAATCAACAGTTAGGAGGATATTATGAGTTTAACAGTAAGTTCAGGAGAGTCTGATTACGAAGTTGTTCCAGCTGGTCAACACCAAGCAGTCTGTTATAGATTGGTTGATGCAGGTACCAGGGAAGAGCAATACAAAGATAACCCACCCAAGAAAAGACACTCAGTGTTTATCTATTGGGAATTGCCTGAGGTCAAGATGGCCGATGACAGACCTTTCACCATTTCAAAGAAATACACTTTGACTTTGAATGAGAATGGTACTTTATATAAAGATCTAAAAACCTGGAGAGGGAAAGCATTCACTGCTGAAGAACTCAAAGGCTTTGATCTTTTAAACATCTTAGGTAAAACAGCACAACTTGAAGTCGTACACAGCGATGAAGGTAAAGCTAGAGTTGACTCAGTCTTTAAACCCGATGGTGGAGTTAAAGATCAAGACACTCACAATGCCAAAGAGGCTTTTGACATTGACATCTATGCTAGAGAATTCTATGCCATGGATGATGAGACTAAAGCCATGTGTGATATTCATGCTTCATTCCCCGAGTGGATGCAAAACATGATAGACGAATCTTTCGAAGTCCTAGCGGGCAAGAAGAAAGGTGGTAATACACCCGCTGCAAAACCAGCTGGTGGTTTAGATGAATTTAAAAAGGAAGTCTCAGAGGATGACATTCCCTTTTAGCCAATTTGTGTAGAGTAGTTTGCAGTGTTTATTATCTCCCCCAATTCTGATAGTGAACAAAACTCTACACAATCTTTCTGCGGGAGCTCGCCCTCCTTTTAGTATGTATAAAACGATTTTTCGTTTGTATGGGTTCCCGCAGATCCTATGACAGATCCAGTCAATCACCCTGAACATTATCAAGGTTCTATTGAATGCCTGGATGCCATTGAGGCCAGCATGACTCACGAAGAGTTTTGTGGCTATCTTAAAGGAAACATCATTAAGTACGTTTGGAGGTATAAGAAAAAGGGGTTGGTAACTGATTTAGAGAAATCAGAATTTTACCTTAAAAGATTAATTAAAACCGAGAAGGTGGGGCAACTTGAGAGAGATCAAGGAGAAGTCAGTTAGGGGGTTATTTCCTAGTCCGTTGCCCCGACTTCATTATAACAAGAAAAAAAATTATGGAATTCAAAGAAGGTTACTACGAGAATATTCCTTACGAGGAATATGCTAATATAGGTGCTTACAGGTCTCACGATCTATCATCATTCATTCGCTGTCCGTATTCATGGAAGCATTCAAAAGGTTTAACTCAATCACCAGCACTCCTGGAAGGTCGAGTACAACACACGGTTTTTTTAGAACATCACAACTTTGATAAAGAATTTATCATTGAACCAAAGATAGATAAAAGAACCAAAGCAGGCAAAGAAGAGTATGCCATTTTTTTAGAAGAGGTCGAAGGCCGCACACCCATCACTCAGGACATGTATGACACTTGCATGGAAAGGCGAGAGGTTCTTAAAGATTACATACCCAAACCTGAACACAAAGTTGAACTCACTGTTTGTTATAAATTTCATGGTTATAATTTTCAATCACGTTTTGATTGGTATGACAATGAATCTGTTTGGGATTTAAAAACATGTCGTGATGCTTCACCCAGGGGTTTTAAATCTGCGATCAATACTTTTTATTATCACATGCAAGCAGCTTTATATGTGCATGCTGCTCAATCATTAGGATTACCGTGTCGATCATTTATATTCTTGGCCCAGGAAAAACAACATCCTTACCCATATGCTATCTATGAAATGTCACCTGAAGCATTAGAGTATGGCCTAGCTAAAAACGAACAGGCCTTAAAGAAAATGATTGAATGTGTTGAAAGGGATGAATTTAAACCTTTTGATCTACACGAAAACCAGGTTATCAACCTTGAGGATTTAAGATAGTCGGACCGTCCAGGTAAAGATCCTGGACTCGGCTCCTGGAGTACAACCAAAAGACTAACAAATATCTATCGCCTGACTCAACAGGAAGGCCTCTGTGCATGTGTGTGAATGAAGGGAATATCAATGCATGGCCACTAGGTAATGGATCCACTGTGCCATAGTTATGAAACTCTGTTCCTCCTCCTTTGTAATCACCTGTGTTTAAAGGAACCACCACAGATATATCAGCTGACTCGTCATGATGCCAATTACCTTGTTGTTTGTCTTTTAAATTGTAATTAGCTATTTGTATGCTGGCCGCATGAGAAACTTGTCTTTGCCAAATGGCCAGGAATATTGGATTAAGAACTGTATGGACAATGAACCACATGTTGCGATAAATCTCGGGCACATGTTCTTTTAATACAATTTCGGGGATCTGTCTCAATTCATCTTCATCGGGATTGGGTGTAAACCCAATGTGATCTTTCATGCTTTCTATTTCATCCAAAAGCATTTTGCAAAACTGTCTGCGAAACAAAGGTACTCGATAGATCTCGGGATGGATCTTCTTAATGTGTTTGTGTAGTTTGGTTTTAGGCAGCTTATCTACACCCTTAGATGTACCAAAGGAAGCTAATTCATTGTAAGAATCAATGACGGATTTATGCAAGGACGAATTAATCATCCAATTTGATTGCATGGTTAGCAAATAGTTTTTAACCCTGTAAGACTCCACAGGTAGAGTTTATCACTTAGAAAAGTTAATCGCTAGGATCCATGTCAATACTAGGCTCGAATTCAATCTCTATCGTTGTATTTTTATTAATGCTTACAACCTTTTCATCGACACGGTCAATGTCATCCTCAGTTGCGGATTCGGGCATTTCAGTATTTAAGGGAATGATATCTGCTGAGTATTGGCCCTCACTAAAAAATTGCATTGCAAAATTTTCAGCATCTTCATAAGAATTAAAAATGCCATAAGCGGATTTACTGGCTATCAATTCTCTGCCGTAACTAATAACCAGGATCCACTGTAATTTCATGCTGCTTCTTCAATAATTTTAATTCGAACTCTCGACATACCATACCACTTTACAGCGTGCTCGTAAAACTTTGTAGCCTCTTCTGCACAGGTATCAAAATAAAAGTCCTTACCATCCAAAGTCACAGCATATATTTTTTTAGTTTTCATATTACCTCCTTATCCTGGAAACGCCATTAAGGTACCAGGATCATAAGGTTCCCAGTGCCAGCCAGCATCATCAATTATTTTTTCTAACTTTTCATGGACTTGTTCTTCACCCGCCCAAAAATAAAAGATAGGTTTGTTATCGTGATAGCCGCTTTCAGTTCCCTTGAACCAAATGCCCTCGGTTTTATAACCGTAAAACTCCTCAGCAGGAACTGCCCTTGCCTCGGGTATCGCCTTGTTAATTTTGTTGATTAAAGTTTTTTCTTTCATTTTTCCTCCTCATTAAACATTTTTAAACCATCCCCTATCAAAAGCATTGTTATATTTTTGAACAAGAACATAATCGTTATACTCATCCTTGGTCCAACAAACACCGTCAGTCAAAACCTCCCAAACTGTTTGGTGGTTTTCATGTGGTTTGTTCTTGACACCCCTTACCTCGTAAATGTATTTATGATTGCAATAGTCATACTTTTTGTAGACTTGAATTTGTTTGTTACCCTTACCAAACTTTTTGATAAGTTGCTCTTTTGTGTATTCTTTATAGGCCATTACGCCACCTCCTTGTAGTCATAGTTTGGATAATATCTTATGTGACAATTCTCTTGATATTTTTGTTTGAAATTTGGAAACTTGCCAAATTTTTCTCTGTAAGCCAAAAGAAAAACGCCCATATCACAATCTTCTTCTAAGTAAGCCATGTTGCCCGCCAAATAGCTGTAGCCAGTAATCTTGTCAGCAATTCCTAGCTTAACCAAATTTCCCAAAGGCACAGCTAACCAGCCATGTCCAGGATCTTCGTAAAATGTATAAGTTTTATTTTCCATTACGCTACCTCCTTAACTATAATTTTGGCTTTTTTGTCACCAATGATTTTTTTTGCTTTGTTGATTGCTTTTCTTTTAGTGCCACCATTCATAACTCCAAATTTTATGTAGTTATGTTCCTGCGGCAATTCTGAAAAGTCATACCACTCACCACCTAAAGGCTCGTAGC